TAGTATTCGAACCGCAGTATCTAAATCTTTAGGAATTAATTTAACAAATACTAGTTCAATTGAAATTAAACGAGTGCTTCACAATCCACCGCCAGCAATTGTTAGATATTTTGACCCATTTGTTGGAACTGGATTAGGTTCTCAACAATTACTTGATTCATTTGGATTTGGTGGAATGTCTCCATCAATTAGTTTCATGATGATGCCAATACATGCAGATTTATTGAGATTACAGGCAATTGAATTTAATGATCAAATACGTAAGTCACACTACACTTTTGAAGTACATGGAGATGATATCAAATTTTGGCCGGTACCGACATCAGGAACAGGTTCAGCATCGTCAACAATATTTTATGGATCTGTATGGTTTGAATTTTTATTTGAAGAAGATAAAAACAATGATGCACTTTTATTCGGCAATACAGCTCTTATAAACGGGGCAGTAAGTGACGCATCAAATATACCATATACATATCAAACATACAGTAGCATTAATGATATGGGGCGTGCGTGGATTATAAAATACGGATCAGCATTAGCAAAAGAAATGTTAGGATTTGTACGTGGAAAATATAGTTCAATTCCTATTCCTAATTCAGAAATAACATTAAACGGCTCAGAATTAATATCACAAGGTCAAACTGAAAAAGGTGAATTAATAACTCAACTACGAGAATTTTTAGATAAAATGACCAAAGAGCAAATGCTAACAAGACAAAATACAGAAGCAACTCAAATGAATGAAATTCTTGCAAAAGTTCCATTAAAAATTTATGTTGGATAACGGAGAACACTTATGGCACTATTTGGAGGAATTAGAGATGCTCGATTTTTAGCTGCAGTTAATTCGGAATTGCTTAATTCAATTATTGATACTGAAATTGAGTTTTTTAAATTAATAGTAGAATCTAGCAATTCAAATATATATGGCGAATCAGAATCAAAAGCATTCAATGATTCTATTTTGATTCCATGTTTAATTACCAAAGAAACAAAAACAGCAAACATGGATGATTTTGGTCATTCATATACAAGAACAGCACAATTTGCAATATCACGAGATATTTTAGAACGAGCTTCATTTTTTCCTGAAGTTGGAGACATTGTATTTTGGGACAATGAATATTATGAATTAGACAACATTGATGCAAATCAATACTTTGCAGGAAAGAATCCAGAAACATGGCCAAATGGATCACAACATGGTTACAGTGTTTCTGTATTATGTGAATCTCATGCAACAAAACAAACACCGCAAGGAATTAAAGATATACGACGAGGCGGAAATAATAATTCGCCGGCATATAAAGGATATTAATGCCTAGATTGAATAGACAGGATATTGATCGTAAAACCAATAAACCTAATCCAAAACAAACGGAAGGGGTATCTAACGATTCAATTTTAAATCGGGCAGAACAATTGCGACGCGACGATGATATAATTCGTACGCCAAAACGTACAACATATGATATTGATCATGCAATTAAATGGTTTATAGAAAATGAAATACAACCACAACTAGAAACCAACAATCAAACAATTCCAGTCCCGGTAATATTTGCTGCCGGAGAGAAATGGGATAATGTACGTCGTTTAGGTTATATGCGAGATGAAAAAGGAATGATTCAATCTCCAATGATCATGTTAAAACGAAACAGTGTATCGGAACGAGACTCAGTTAAATCATTGGATGTGAATCGACCTCAATCTGAAAACGTGCGGATCTATCAAACAAAATACAATGAACGCAATCGGTATGAAGATGATTTATTTCCAATACCAACCAATCAACCAAATGAATCTATTAAAGTTTATGTTGTAGACATTCCTAAATATGTAACAATTGAATATGATATGATGTTGTGGTGTGATTTTACAACACAAATGAATTCATTGGTTGATCAAATTTTACCATACGGTCGATTTGCTTGGGGAAATGAACAAAATCGTTTTACTACTACAATTGGAAGCATAAGTTTCGAAACAGTTAATACGGTGGGAGAAGATAGATTGGTTCGAGCAACTATTCCATTAACTGTATTAGGAACATTGTTATCAGAACAAGAAGCACGACGTTCAACTTTAAAGAAAATGTATTCAATTAAAAAATTAACATTTGAACAAGTGATTGATATTGAATCAGATATATTTAGCACAACAATTGTGCCAGCACAAATAATTCAAGCACAAAATATTATTAATAGTGGCGGAACTGTTATTGTTAGTGGTGGAGGAAGCTCTACTACAATTGATTCTGCAGTATTATTATATTTAACAGAATTATCAGATAAACAAGCAACATGGGCAAGTACAACTACAGTTACTATACCATACGCAGTAGGATTAAACCCAGCAACAATGTTAGCAGCAACTAAAAATGAATTCAATGTTTATGTTAACGGTCAATATATTGATAAAGCAGTATATGCATGGACACCAACTTTAACAACACAATCAATTGTATTTGATACCAGCATATTAGGATACACACTAGATGCTACAGACACAATAATTGTAAATGGGAGATGGGCATAATGGCAAGACAATTTAAACCAGGTCAATTACAAACCGGATCCTTATTCAATATATCTTCCTCTTACGCATTAACAGCCTCTTTTGCGTTAAACGGAGGAAGCGGAGGCAGCTCATTCCCATACACCGGATCAGCAAGAATTACAGGTTCATTAGTAGTTACTGGAAGTGTTAAAGCAACTGCCGGATTTACTGGATCACTACAAGGTACTGCAACCTTTGCTAATGCTACAAATACATCCTTCTATGCAGATACAGCAAATAGTGCAGCATTTGCAGCAGCTCCATCAGGTGATTGGGTTCCTGCAAAACCAGACGGTGGTGGTTTTTCACAATACAATTTAGGATCACCCGAATCCGCATGGAATCATTTATATATCAGAGATCGTACTATATTCTTTTTGTCAGAAAGTATTGGAGCTCCAACAATATCTAGTAGTCTTAGTGTTGAAGAAGATCCGGATGGATCCTCTCGTTTTATATTAGGTACTAAAGAGCCAGGTAGTACAAAGAAAAACATAGTTATATCAGATAAAGGAGCATCCTTAGCTATAACTGCTTCATATGCATTAACGGCTTCTTATGCCCAAAATGCACAAACTGCATCATTTTTTAGTGGCTCAGCATCAAATGCAGTAAGTGCTTCATATGCATTAACGGCTTCTTATGCCCAAAATGCACAAACTGCATCATTTATTAACCCAACGTTTATATCGCAATCTGCAGCTGCTAGCGGATTTGGTGCAGGGGTTACATATGTGTCTGCTAGCAATAATCCATTAAATGAAATTGAAGTAGCTGATTATGATAGCAACGTAGCTGTAACATTCGTTAACGGAAGACTTAAATTTATATTTGGAACACCTACAGTACCATCGGCCCCAGTAGCTTCTTTTAATAGCACATTTGCAACGGATAGATTTAATCAGGTATTCGATGCTTATACGGTTACGGGAACAATAGCAGTAGGTGGATATACTTTAATAAGTGCATCACTATACGAAGGTGGTGTTTTATTAACAAGTACTGGATCACTAGCAACTCAATTAGTTTATAACACAACTACAACTGGAAGTCATACATATAGTCTGCAAGTAACTGCATCAAGTCCGTTAGACAATACGTTGAACATGCAATCAACTACACTTACAGGATCCTTATCAAAAACCAACCCAGGATCACCAACAATTACACCAACAGCAACTGTTCAACTAGGCTCAACATCAAACCAAATAGAACAAGGAGCTACAGGTAGTATTTCATTTGTATCAGCTTCTGGAACAGCAAATGGTTGGGTTCATAATTTTACTTCAACAAATGTAACATCACCTATATTTGTAACTGGTTCTGCAACTGGATCAAGTTCAATAACCGCAACTGCAACATCCTATTATTCCTCATCAGGAGTATTAGGATCTGACAATAGTCCAGCATTGACAATAACATCTTCAAACTCATTCACATATACAAAGATTAGAAGTTTAAGATATGGAGCATCAGCGGCAACAGCGTTTACATCTACAGAGTTAGAAAATTTAGCTACATGGGATACTGCTCTAGGTGGTACAGTTGGAACTATATCGAAAGGAACAACAACAGCAAGTGGAGCAACATTAACAATAACTTGGACCGGCGACAAGTATCATTATATAGTATATAATAGCTCACTAGCAAGTTTAACAAACATAACAACGGGTGGATTTGGTGTACTTGGTTCATTCACACTAACAACAGTAGGTCAATATAAAGTATATAGATCAAACACACTACAAGCCGGCGGAGCAGGAACAAGTATAACATACATATTAACATAAGATAAAAGATGGCAATTATATTACCTAGTGGGTTTAACATTACTAACGTCGATCCGATTGATGCAAGGTTTTCGGTTTCAAACCAAACCGCGCGTCTAGGATTTTCTGCTGCTAATGTCTACGAGGGGTTGGTGGTATATCAACAAGATACGAATGAGCTTTATGTTTTAACAGATACCGGTAGCTATAACTCAAACGCAGGATGGACATTAGTTGGTGCAGGAGCCGGAGGTACCTTTATAGCAACCGGAAGTGTTACTGCAAGTGTTGATGTATCCGGAGATATTTTTATTATTAGATCCGCAAGCTACAATCCATTCACAGTGTCAGG